AAAATTAGCGAAAAAAGGGGGTGTTTTGTTCCCGCAATCATACTTTATTTTGTAGTACCTTTGTAGATTTTTTTGAAACGTTGATTTTCTGGGGTTTTGGTTTAAGCGTGTGTTCATTGTGTTCACGGAATGTTCACGATTGTGCGTGAAGTAGTGAACAGCAGTGAACAGCAGAAATCCGCATGGTTGAGTGTGGTTTTTGAAGCAAGGTGTTAACTGGTAGTGAACAGCTGTAGCCCGCGGTGGCATTGGGATTGAAGCCCAAAAAGCCGTTATTAAGAAAAAAAACACCCCAGAACTTTTTTCTGTACAGCACATTGCACCCCATTTAATGAATAATATGCATAAAACAGTGTTCTGAAAAAACTTTAACCCCTTTTTAAATCTAAATAACCTCTTTTTTGCCCTCAACGCCACGGAATCCGTGGTCTGTAGCTGTTCATAGGTAGTGAACAGGTTTTGCACGTAAACACGGTTCAACACCGCGGTTTTCTGGGGTTTGAAAATGTTCATGAGGTCACGCACAATCGTGAACACTTTGAACGCTTTTTGATAATGGTTCTCATTAACTGTCATCGCCGTCGCCGCCCTTCTTCACCCAACACCACACCGTGCAACTCTTCGATGAAACACCGTCATCATTTATCAATCTCACACGCTTATTTGCCTTTGAATAGCCCAACTCACTCATCCGATTTGCTACCGCCTCCATGTCTCTATCTTTGATGCCGCGTGAATCGGACACCCCGATGACCTTCTGTGGGAGAGTTGCGACTGGATAGTGTGACTGGTGATCCGTTTTCACGAGGTAATAGTCGATTTTGTCCACCAACGTCTTGACCTTACGCCGTGATGCCACTGCTTTGTTCTGTAAATCTATCTCTTCATCCTTGGTCAACCACCAAAGTTCACCCTCAGAATACATCTTCACCGCCTCTGCCCACAACTGATCCCGATTTCTCTTCAGGTAGTCAATCGTCGACTTTGCACTCTCAGCCTTCTTCCCCGATGACACCACCCAAAACCGCCGCAGGTTGTCATCCGCTGGTAAATAACGCCCCTCGCCTTGAATATTCACACTGCCCACAACCGCATACTTTATTGTCATGTTTTGAGAATTGCGTGCGTACTTCCGTCTCACGTCCTCTTTTTTCAGGGATAAAAACGTTTTGAGGTCTTCATGAGCCTTCTTACTCGTCACCGAAAAATCATCATCGCTCACCAGCCAGTGCTTGCCATATGAAATCAACGCATCTTCACCGAATGGTTCTGAAGACTTTTTCATGTAAATCACATGACCAAAAAACAACACCTCCATCCCCTCAGACTTACCAACACCCCCAGAATTGCTCTCTATCAAAAACATGTTATCGTTCTTCACAAAACCCTCACCCAACACCCTTGCAACTGCACCGATAAGAAACTTTCTCGCCGCGATTGCAACCCAAGCGGGATCGCACCTCATCGGATCGGGTTCATAAGCCTCCGCAAACCAGTAATTCAACCGCTCTACACCATCCCACTCCAGCGTCTTGAGGTAGTCTTTTACAGGATGAAAGCGGTTTTTACGTGATAAAGAGAGCGTGTCAAGCCCCGCGTTGATGTGTTTTTCAACCAATGGTATACCCAAACGCCTCTCAAGATGACCTTGAATTGCAGACGTGATCGGATCAGTGAGACCTCCCGTGTGTGAATTGATTGCAGTTATTCGCCCTTTTGCCCCCGTCACCTCCCACTCACCCCTCAACTCATTGAATTTCATCTGCAAAGAGCCTTCATCTATCTCACGTTGCAACCAGTGCGTGCAATTCGCCGTACATGACGGTGGTGGTGCATCAGGTCTTGTCGATTGCACAGGTGCCTCAATCTCATCAGGATCGCCATCAGCCCAAATACGTGCAAGTTCACCGTCAACGTCGTCCTCATCGTCGTCAACCACCTCAACCTCAACGTGTTTTTCACGCTCTCGCAATTCCACCATCTTCTCATACGTATCAACCACACGTTGCACAGCCTTTGCCGCATCAATATCCGCACAGTCATTGCCCGCACCCGCCACAACCTTAACGTGTCTCGCATTATCAGATGACCGTATCCCCAGAAGAGCCGCCACCTCAACCATCGCCTTCTTGCCCTGCTTGTCGTTATCTGCCCAAAACAACACCTCACGCTCACGCAATGGTTGCAAATCAGTCTTCTTGACGCTCTTGCATCCCTGCAAAAACGTCGTCGCAACATAACGCCCCTCCAGCCCCGCATCAACAAAACCCTTATTGAGATGCTCAGCACACTTCTCGCCCTCAACCACCACCACCACACCACCAACATTTTGAATAATCGCACCCAAATTGTACAACGGATGGTTGTTCTTGCCGTCCTCCGTGTCCAAAAATGAGTTGCCAGATGCCATCTTGTTCTTCCGACGATCCCAACACCACTGCTTAAAGACCTTTTTGTCATCCTCTAGGTTGTATCGCGAGACCAATGTACACACCCGCCCATCAGCCAATCTGTACAAATACACCGCCGCAGGTGTGTCAACCACCACCTCCCACTTGCCGTCATCGCCCATTTTCCGATACGGTATTGACGCCGCAACCTCACGGTTCATAGTGAACCCCTCAGGAAATGGTGAAAATGCAGGAGGTCTATATCGCTTGTCCTTACCCCCGCCGCCGCCCTTGTCCTCTTTTTCTACAACCTTCCCGCGATTTCCAGTCAAGAGGTTGTAAGCCTCAGAATTGGTCCTCGCCTGCCCCGTCTCTACCATGTAGTCGCAAATATCACCCTTCCAACCACAACCATGACACAAAAAACCATCCGAAAACACGGTGCATGACGGGTCTTTGTCGTTATGTGATGCCGATGGACACCTGATATTGACCTCTCCGTTTTTTAAGCCAAGCCACCGCCTGACGTCTAACTCTTCTTTAAGTTGTTGATATTTGTTCTTCGACTTCATCTTTTGTCACAAACTTTTCAGACCACTCTTTCAGGTTGTTCTTCATCGCCTCACAAATCACCGCCATTCTCAAGCCGCCAACTTTGGGTTGATATTTTGCAGGCACTTTCTCACGCGTCATAATCCTATAAAACTCAGCCCTCCAATCCCAGTCCTCTCTCATCGCCTCTCTCAGGTATTCTGTCTGGTAAATGGTCAATTTCTTATACGGAAAATGGTCATCAGCCATGTTTGGGTTCTCCTCCTGCTCTTCAAGACGCATATTAATCAACTCCTCGTTGATGACATTGTAAAAAGCAAACTTCCGCTTCCGCTCTTCCTTGTCCTCAACCTCCACCAACTCACTATCATCATCAAACAACAAATCATCATCGCCATCCCCGCCGTCACCGCCCTTCTTCGGAAACATCACCCCGCAATTCCCACACTTCAACACCCCTTTTCTATTCATAAACCCGCACTCATCACACGCAAAGGTTGTTATTTCTTGATTGGTGCCTCTGTCACCCCTCACCTTCTCCATATCCAACGACCAATTGCGATGCTCATCTGGCATGCCGTGTTGCAAAACGTTCCCCACGTGATCAATAATAAAGCCGTTTTGCTTACCCGCCGCAGGTCGCATCATACGCCCAGCACATTGCATAAACTTTATCAAAGACCTTGTCGGAGCTAAGAAAACTACAACCTCTAGTTCAGGCAGGTCAAACCCCTCCGTCACCATCTCGACACTCACCAACAAATCAACTTTTCCATCTCTGAAATCGTCAAGAGCGTTCTCTTTCTCATGCTCTTCCATCCGTGAATGAAGACACACCGCATTAATCCCGCTATGGTTGTACAAATCAACAGCCCTCTCCGCATCAGGGATTGACGCACAGAACACCGCACCCCTCTTGTACGTGCCGTCATGATTGGTTGCAATTTTCTTATAGTTCTTTGCCAAGTCACCCCAAATCTTGACCTTTTTCAACCCTGCCGAGATTTCCGTAGATGAAAAGTCATCAAACGCCAGCCTCTTCGCACCCGCCGCAACCCGCAACTCTATCGCCTTCTTTTTTTCTGGTACAAACGCCTTCACAGGCACAAGATGCCCGTCCAAAATCAACTCTTCGGGAGTTGTCGGACAAATCAACTTTTGAAACCACTTGCTCAACCCCTCACCGTTACCCCTCATCGGAGTCGCCGAAAAACCCACAACCTTGAGTTGCGTGTCTTTCCTCAACCTATCAAGAATGAGTTGCCAAGTTTCTGCACCTATGTGGTGTGCCTCATCCCAAAAAACATACTCAAAACCACCCTTATCAACACTCGGAAAAGCCCCCGTTCTTGTCAACGCCTGTGGTGTACCCAGCACCACCGCACCCCGCCGCAACCGCCGCTCATTCGCAATCCACCGCCTGACCATAATGCCCCGATTGGCATTAGACCATATCGCAGGAGATAAACCGTGGGTTGTCCTGAACCGCTGTGAAAATTGATCTATCAAAGTCTTTTTATGCACAATGAATAAAGACGATTTCACCTGTGAAGAGCATATCTTAAGCAATTCACCCGCCACATGTCCCTTGCCCGCACCCGTCGGCATTTGCACCATGACACTCTCACCGCCGCCCTGCCAAAATGACAAGACATCTCGGATCGCCTTTTGTTGATATGGTCGGACGTTCATGCCTACACCCCCCTCTCGATTTTGTCGACGGGTTCAACCAAAACCTTCATTGATTCCACCTCCATACCGTCATCCTCAACCCCCAACCGCCCCACCCAACCGTCATCCTCAAAAGAAAAAACCGCATCAGGGAATATAGGATGCCTCTCGCCATACAACCTTAAGAGGCAATACCGATGCAAAGTAAGTCTACTAAATGCATAAAATACATCCCCCTTTCTCTCAATTATTTGTTGATAACAACCGTTCAGGTAAATGCTTCCGATGAGTTTAGTGCTACGCCCTAACATCCTCATCGCCTTTTGCAACTCTTGCTTGTACGTGTCAGCCTTCTTGTGAAATACAGGTGTTCTCATTTCTTCAACTTTCTTCTGATTGCCTCGACAACAGCCGCCAATGCCATAAAACCATTGATTGCCAGATAAGCAACGCCCGTCATCACCGCATAGACTATTTCACCCGTAAAATACCACCCTCCGCAAAAAAACACGACGGACGCTACAATGATTTTACTCCCAAAATCCCCGACCTTTGTATAAAAATCATCATCTTCATATACAAAAGAAGAAACCATCTTGAAAAACTCACCCACAAAAACGAGAAAAGCCGCAAACACGCCCACCGCCATCGCAAGAGCATTGTAGTCAAAAAAGTACAACTGCAACGCGACTATAGGCAGGAGAATGAATGACATTTTTACTCCCAAGATGCCCACCCACATCAACAATCGCAAAAAACTCAAACTATAAGATGTGCCTTTTTGTGATAAAAAATAAAGAAAATATTTCATCATTCACCCTCCCCCTTTGAAGGTACCTTATCCTTAAGGTTATCCCAGTTTTCATCAAACCAAACCACCCTCTCCGTCACTGCCCTCAAGAGAGCCTCGTCGCTATCAACGTAGATTGCCCCCGTGTACAACCGCTCGTTGTGTCTATTTTGTCTATACCTTGCCGCAAAAATGACAAAAGCTTTATAGTTGACCACCCTTTCTCTATAATCGTCATCTTCAAAATTGCTATTCCCCTCAATAGCTTTCAACACGTCAAAGAGCCTATATGACATGCCTTCAATGTGCAAAGGTGCATCAGCGTAAATGTGCAAAGGTGCATCAGGGTAAAAGAGAGGCACCCAATCATAATTCATAAAATCCAGATGCTCTTCTTTGGTGTATTTTCCATTTTCCATCATCACATCTCTATAGGAAGAGTTCAGAAAAAACTTTGTTGCCGACCACATGGAAGGTGGTCGCATCGTGAGAAACCCCACTATATTTTCAGGGTTTTTCATGAATTCAAGCATTTTGCAAAAAGTCTTATCGAAGGGTTTGTCAAACGCACACAACCTATGGTATTCCTCAAAATCCCCATCTGCACTCATTGGAAGGTATTTGAACCTCTCCTCGTCATTGCTCACAGTGCCATCCAAATCAAACAAAACAAGCTTTTTCGCATTTTCACTCATGGTTTTCTCTGTCATAATTCACTCTCATTCTCCCGCCCCTGTTGATTGCCCCTACCCCTTTTTTTTCATCGTACGATGCAAAAATATCACTGCTCAATCCTCTTCTTCAGGTCAATCTGCCAGATATTCTTCCACTTTATCGCCCTCAACAAAAGTCCGTCTTTATAAAGACGCCTGATTTTGCATATTGCCGATTCGCAAGATTGAACCGTTATGTCATTGCCTGCCATAATTACCGATTTCTCGACCATTTCATTAACCGTCCCGTTTTCAAAAACCCAAATTACACTCCCCTCCACTACAACCTCTCTCCCGAATCTCTGCCTAAACATCTCGCAAGCCTCGTCAAAATCCATTTTTTCCAAGCACTCCGCCGCCATCAAGACACCATATTCTTCCGCTTTTCTTTTATTATTCCTCACACCCTTATCCTCCTCGGGTCTCATTTTTGCCTGCTCTCTTCGAGACAACCCCGCCTCCTCCTCCACATCGTCGTCCCAATCTTCTTCTTCTGCCATCACATCATCCTCATTTCTCCCACCCCTATTTATTGACCCATTCCCTCTATAGTTTAGTTGCCTGCCAATTGCACTCCCTTCAAAAACTCTAGTCTTGCGATTTCATCTATTTCTTCTGTTGTACGGAGTGCAACATCTCTGTCGAGTACTCGATGAAGTGTTTTTACCATCAATGCCATTTCCCCCTCTATACCTTTTTCGGCAAGTGACATATCCGCATGGACGGTGTCTTTTTGTTGAGAAGTTATAGCTTTTCCCATAGCATAACCGCCATCCCCATGTATACGGATATGGTTTGTTGCGGCAGTTATGATGGCTTCGGAGTCATCGTGCGACAAAAGCCTCTTAAGCCCTTTGCCGTTTTCACTGTTTCTATAATCGAATTTCATAGTCAAAGTCCTTTTCTTCCCACTCCTGTTAATGAAATCCCACCCCTCCCACCCCTGCCCCCACTTAGCTGACTTTTCCTTCCAAACCAGAAAAGCCATCTGCCAACTCCTGAGAGGTCATCTGCTGGGCATTGTCACACTTGGTTGACAACCTTACAACTCTGACATCCCAGCTTCCTGTGGGGAACCAACAACGGAGGGTGTTACCCTTTCCGCTTCTAGCCATTTTCTTGGGAATCCAAAAAGCCGAATCTGACGATGGGATTTTCACCAAGACCGCCTTGCCCGTGTCCTGTTGGATTGCGTTTGTATTAAGTGTGATTGTGATGCTCATGATTTCTGACCTTTCGTTTGTTTTTCTCCCCCTCATGACTGTACATTACCACCCCCGTTCTGCTGTGTCAACAACTTTTTTGCATTTTATTCATTTTTTTATCATCACTCATCTTCACATTCCTCTCTCAAAAAGTCTGAATCCGCATGTTTTGTTGCGTGATAACACGCGTCGTCTCTGATTTGCCTATACCACCCCTTCAGATCGCCGCCGTTCTGATCCACCCTGAACACTGGCAGACCATTCCTCTGAGAGGTCCACCCGACAAACGCACTAAAAAAGACTTTTCCCTCTATACCTTCGCCGTACTCAGACCAAACCGTGAACGGCACGCAACTCCTGCCGCACTCCAAAGCAAAAGACGTCACAGTGTACCCCTTGCCCTCCCAATAACGCTTCAAAGTTTCAATTTTCTTATCGACTAAACCGTCCATCATCCTCACCCAATTTAATCTGGCAATAAACGCCTTATCCTTCGCCGTCGTCATGATTTTTCTCCCGTTTGATATTTAACAACACACCTTTTCTTGTCAAAAAAGACATAGCCCAGACAGATTGAAGAACCCGTCACCCTCTTTATTTCATCGACTTTAAGGCATGAAAAAACGTCTAAAACTTGTCCATATTTGCTCATGCAAACATAAACCCCCATCCTTTCCGCACCGCCTAAAATGCCTCTGATTTTTTCCTTGAGAGGCTTCCCATAGACAATATATTTTTTCCAATTTTCCATCATTCGTCTCCCTCAGAAAAAATCTCATAACCCACCAAAGACACCTCTTCCAAATCCGCCCACTCCGCCTCATCTTGAGAATATTGCACTGCGACCGTTTCCACCGACCTCTTTAACGTTATGGTTGCAATCCTGCATTTGCCGAAAAGAACATCAAAGACCTTTTCGCCTACAAAATCCTCATCGCTCATCACAAAACCAAACCGCCCGAGCTTATAAGCTAAGCTTTTTTGGTTGTGGCATTTCTCCCGCCATTCGTGAAAAATACGAGACAGCAGATATAACAATAAATCTTTTGCCTCCTCTTTGTACAGCTGTACCCTAAAACTTCTCAAATCTACCATTTATCTGACCTTTCGTTTGTTTTTCTCCCCCTCATGACCTTACATTACCACCCGCATTTCACCTTGTCAATTCTTTTTTTGAATAAAATGCATTTTTTTAATGCAACACTCTCTCCTCTTTATCCTCATCGCCGCACTTCTCAACCTTAAGACGCATCGCCCCCACATCTTCTTGTCTATTTCTTATGATACATTGTGCGAAAAGTTTTTGTATAAGATACACCTCCCTATCCGTAAAGTCGGTCGTCCCGTCCGTCCTTGAACTCAACCCCAACTTCATCTTACCCGTCTTAAGGTTGTATTCAAGGTTATATTTTATTTCTAAAAACGCCATACCCTCTTTAAAGGTATGTTCAAGAAAATCAATCCTATTGGGGTCTGGCAGTAGTTTTTTGAACAGCTTCTTAAATATACTCATAATCCCTCTCAGTCGAATGGTCGCTTTTTGGTTGAATTTTGCACATCAAAAGACGTCTCCGCCGTCTCATCATAGATTTCTTGCATCCCTTGCAATCTATCCAGTGCTCTACTCAAGGTTGTTTTTTCCCACATGGTCTCAGGTTCTCGCCGCCACATGCTCTTCTCGGTTGAATTCTGCTCCATCCTTTTTGCAAGGGTTTTGGTGATTTCATAGCCCACGAACCCCTCAACATCATGAGTATCTATGGTTGCAATGCACGTCAAAGGTTCACCATCGTCATTATACTTAAAGTTGCAGTTTACCCTCTTGACCAATTTCCTCCCATCCTCACCCCGTAAATTCAAAGCATAGGCAAGTTTTGAGTGATAAGAGAAAATAGGAGTGTAAGAACCCGCAAATCTTGCAACGTGGAATTGTTTTTTGCCGAATGGTAATTCCATCAAAAACTGTTGCATGAAGCCGACGCCCGCCGCGTGCAAATACCCATCAAGGTCACTTGTGGGTTGACCTATCTTGTAAAAAGCAAAATACGCCCTCTCTACCTCCTCCCTTTTTTGCAACCAAGAGTCGTCATTTTCAAAGCCACCAATCGTCGTCGCATTGTCAAACGCCGAGCTCTCTTTCTTTTTGAGAGGCTGTTTTTTTGGTTGAGTTTTCTGAGGCACAGAAGACTGCATCTCCTCTTGCTCATTTGTCCATGAATTATTCATCGCATTTTGTCCTGTTCTATGATGTTGATTTTCAAGCCAGGAATGAGGTCTATCTCGACCACTTCACCGACTAACTTTCCACCCGCTTTTTTGAGTTTTGTCAACTCTTCTCTTGCCATTGTTGCAACCATAGCTTGATTTAGGGTAAACAGATGTGGATTTTCATACATAAACTTCCGCAGGTCGTCACCCGTACTCAGCACTATATGCCCATCATTCTTAACTTTCAAGAATGAAGACACGTCTTTCTTGACGACGTCCTCTTCTGACGCCGCCGCCGCCGCAACTCCAAGGTTTGCCGTTGCTTCCACCGCCAACTCTTCTGCCGCCCGCCTCTCTTCTGCAATCTTTGCCGCCTCTTTTTCATCAGCATTTCTCTGTGCTTCGAGTTGTTTTTCACGCAAAATCCTATCCTGCTCCTCCGCCTTGCGTCGCTCTTCTTCTGCAACCCTGAGTTGCTCTTGACGACGCTCCCTCTCAACCTTCTCTGCACGACGCTGTGAAACCTTAAGAAGGTCTCTCAACTGACCTTTCAGCTTTTCAAAATGCTGAGTTATTTCTTTAATTTCCCCACGATTGTGATCGTTGAAAGATTGCAACCTCTTGTCAATTCCGATTCTGCCATTATTTATGTTCTTAAGCAGTTGAGATGCATCAACCTCAAGTTGTTTCAAGCCATGTACATCCTCTTCCCTGAGGATTAAATGCTCTTCATCTCTCAACTCAGCTTCCGTCAAAGTCAAGCCATCCTTCAACTCCATCACCGCCTGTTGCACCTCCTCAATCCCACCCATCTTCATGTTTTCAATCTCCAGTAGAATATCTTCAAACTCTGCCGCAGGAGGGTTGTTGTGTCCAATATTACTCATCATCAAACTCGCTTTCTGGTTGTGTTGGTTGGTTTGCAACGGTTGAGTAAAGTGCTTTTTCATACCAGATTTCACTTAAATCAATACCGTCATGTGTACCCCTTTCGTCTGGAATTTCATCTTGCGATTGTATCCATCGGAATTTCTCTAACGCCGCCCAAAAATCAACCTCACCCTCAGCAATAATTCTATCATCAGCCGCCGCATAAACCACCCTGACTTCAAAGGGTGAGGTTGTAGAAACAAAAATCCACACGAACCAGTTGTTGCCGTCTGCTTTTTTGAGTTGGTTGTAATCCGCAATCATCATATAAGCCGCCGCCTTCATCCCCATTCCACCGTCTCTTATTTTTTTGATAAATTCGCTCTTAAGTGGCATTTTTGAACAGGTCTTCACATCGACAATAAAAAAGCCCTTTTCATCGGTGAAGGTCGCGTCAAAAACGCCATTGACCTCAATCTCCGTATCACCCAATACAACCTCAGCTTGCAACCTCTTCTCAACGTCACCGACCCTCTTCGCCGCCCTTATCAAGTTATTTGCCCTTTTGTTGTACTCAACCGCCCACGCCGCATACTTTGCACGCATCCATAAGTTGTGTGGTACGGGTGTGATGCCCCTCTCCTCCAACGCCTGACACTCTTTTGTCCCCCGCCTCTTGCCAAAATCAAGAGGATGATACTTCTCACTTATTGTGCCATCATCCAAAATCAACCTATGGATGAGTGAACCGAGCAACATGTCGTCCGTTTGCTCACTCTCCGTGAAAGCTTGCCGTGGGGTCATCGTGTGAACCCGCCACAAAATAGACGGAGACGCCTTTTTTGCTTTATGGTCAACAGTTTCTTCAATCATGATTTTTTTCCTTCATTGAGATTATTACCGCTTTTCAACCCCTTGTTGAATTCCTTTGCACAAATCAAGACGATTTCCGCTATACACACCTTCTGACTTTCATCCATAAAAAAGTCAAGGTCATACCCCGTCCTCGCCGCAATGTGTTCAATCCGCTCAATATTGCATTTTTTGCCTTCAGATTCCCCCGTGAGAAGATTGCTCATCCAAGAAGGTGTAAATGCCGTGAAGTCTTTTGCAACCATAGCGTGTTTTCCACCGCCTCTGATGGGATAATAAAGAGCAAAACGCACCTTATGCCGCATCTCTTCAGTTATTGTCACTCTTTTTTTACTCGTCACCATCAAGAAAAACCTCCTCCAACACCGAATATCCGTCTAAATAAAAGCCATTTTCAACATCAAACTCTGCTACCTCTATTCCCTGAAAATAAACCCCATAGGTTGCATTTTCCCCCGCAGGAACCCCACTTGAAAACTCAATCTCAAACCCATGTTTTTTAAAATCATCCCCCATCTCCTCAATGCAAATCACATCACCCTCCTCCTCAATTTTTGCAAGAAGGTGATCCACCTTGCTCAAAACCGCCGTCTCTTTTGCCGTCATCTCTCTTTTAATATTCATCGCCGAATCCCCTTCCGTCAATAGGAAAACAACCGTGAGTTGTATCAAAAGAGTAAGGTATGGGTAGCGGATCGAAATGCTCTTCATTGGTGTAGTCAGTCACGTACATCGTTTTGATGATTTTCACTCCTCGCGTTTTTGATTCGCCCAGAACACCCCTCCACTTGCCGCCCTTCAACCCCTGCCCATAAAAACGCACCTCTTCAAAATCGCAAACTTCTACAACTTTGAATTGTATTCTCTTTTTCTTGCAATAATTTGCAAAGTCTTCAGTGCCAAAAGGGATATTCATTATTGACCGAACTGAAGGTATTGGCTTTTTCCTATTCATCATCTTCATCTTCCTCTCTCCCACCCCTTTATCCCAAAATTAGATTTCTGTCACCTCGTAAGAACCCGCCATGCCCGTCTTGACTTCATGCCCTGCCTCTTTCCAATCGTCCAGGACAGAATTAACAAACATTGACCAATCCTCATCGCCCATAGCCCGCGTGTCTGTATAGGTGAAATTTCGGAGAGGAAAGTGATTCTGCCTCTCCGTGTACACCAAGTCAACAACCTCGTCGTCTTGCGTGATAAAAAACACCTCGCCAGCCCCCATATAGCGGTGCGAGGCTTCTTTTGACTTAACTTTAAAAACTGTCATGATTTTGACCTTTCGTTTTTTTGTTTGTCTCCCCCTCAACATTTGCAGGATAGCCCAGAAAAAGAGCATTGTCAACACTTTTTTTGAAGATTATTCATTTTTATTTCACACCCTCTTAAAGCCGACGATGGTCAAAGCCCTCTCCATATTCACCGCCGCCACCACCTTTTCCTTATACAAAATATCGACCTCGCCGATGTTCATTGATTGAAAATCTTCCATATCGCCAAAGGTAAAGCCCTCTTCCTCGACAACGTTCTCGACGTCGTCAAGAGACCATATCGGTTCCCCCTCATCCTCAAGCCTATCTTCAAGCTTTTTCACCTTCTGGTTGAGTTCGTCGTCAGTCAAGTCTGGTTGTTCTGGCTTCTGTGGTGACAAAAGCACATGCATCGCCGCCGATACTGCCTTTTCAATCCCCTCATTTACTTGCCGATCTTGCCGTTTGTATTCATCGCTCATTTTTTCTCTCCTCAAATTAGTCTTTTTTCCCTTGACGGAAAAAAATATACAGGTGCGGTCGATCGCCTTCTCGACAGGAGACCAAACGAGCACCATACCTTTTACTTCCCCAGAACACCCCCTCCACGATTTCACGAGCGACAAAGTCGCAATCGAGTGTCTGAGGAAGGTAAAAGTACGCTTTCCCCCACCGCTCCACTAGAGGCATTAGAAGCCAATGGGGGGCATCGCCGAAGTTTTCTTTGATAAAATTAGGGAGTCGATCTTCATTTATCCAAATACGAACAACATTAGTCTTCTTCTCCTTTCCGTATAGCCGCCCGACACCTCCAGCGATGTCAATGGGGTCAGAGTAGGAATGCTCGGGTTCTGAGTCTGGGAGGTCTTGGCAGAAGTGGTGGTAAATTATCCAATTTTGGCTCTCCTCTGGGTTTGCCTGCCGTAATAGGGTTTCGTAGAGTTCCGCAACAAGTTCTAGGTTTAGGTTCCCTGCCCTGAAAACAGCGTCTTCGCTCAGGTCACGCGATACTGAACCGCTATGCTTGCCGTCGATAAACAGCACCATTTCACAACCTTTAATAGTCCCCATACGCCCCTTCCTAACCCACAGCTCCAACCCCCGAGAACCCAACCTCTTTGTTAGATGTTCTAGCCTTTCACTCATCCTACTACTCATTTCTCCCGCCCCAGTTGATTACCCCTACCCCTTTTTTTGCATCGTACGATGAAAAAAATCACTCTTTCTCCTCGAATCTTTCACCGCAATCGCCGCAAATTGCGTTGATTTCTGGCTTCCCCCAAAACTTCACCTCTTCACAAGTCACCTCGCAAAGGTGAGAATAGCAGATTTTATTCGCCTTTTTTGCACTCCCCTTCCGTGACATATCTCTCGCAAACCAATCAAGGTTGAATTCTTTTATAAATTCTTCTGCAAACCTTTCAAAACGACCACCCTTCTCGACGTACTCACTCATATTTCTACCCGTTTTATCCCCACCCTCTTTGCCAGTTGAAGACGGAATCAACCCAACCGACTCCATTTTTGCACCCCACTCTTTATTATGATGATTGCTTTTTGGTGGCTTTAAGCCAAAATGACACTGCCACTGATGGCATTGCTCGTGAACCAACGTCTTCAAAATCTCCATTTCACCCCCATTTTCAAAGCTTGACGCATTAAAGCATATTTCATCAAGACGATTCTCGTTTTCGCCGCCCTTATAAAAAAGACCTTTGCAATACGTGCCAACAAACCTTTTTGAGTCCGTGATGGTAAGCATGACTTGTGGTAGTTGATTGTCAAACAACTTCTCGTTGAAGAAGTCAAAAGCCCTCTGCAACTCTCCGTACTGATCTGTCGTTGGTGATGTGTTCATAATGTGACCTTTTACGCTTTACTCTGTCCCCCTCATGCCCTTACATTACCACCCCTCTTCTGCTGTGTCAACAACTTTTTTGAAGATTATTCATTTTTTATAATAGAAACCTGACGTCGTCACCGAAAATCAAAAGTTCTCTGCCTACCTGCCCTCTGTTTCCGTATGGTATTTTCAACTCAATCAACCTGAAATTGGTATATAAATCTCTCACCTCCTCACAATCGCCATAACTCAGCACCCACAGCCCCTCTTTCGACAACAAATCACGCAACATCTCGTGGTTGAAACCGTTGCAATATTCGCCATTCACCCCATAATAACCGCCGCCTTTATAGTACGGAGGGTCACAATAAAAAAACTCACCAGAATGACCTGACAACGTCTCTATAAAATCTTGGTGTTTCACATGTAAATTATGAGGAAAGGAAAAACTCTTTATTCTCTCTGCCCAATTTTCAGTCAAATTTCTCTCAACATTTCCCCTACAATAACCTCTGCTTAAAATCCCCCAAATCGCGTTTTATCTGCAAAAACTTTTCTTTGTTAGGAAATCCCAGACCAACTGCCAAATCGGAAACCTTCTCCGCGTCCTCTTTCACGCACAACCAGAAGTTTACAAGTTCAGGAAACGCATCATAGCCGTAGACATCAACGCCGCGTTTGGCGAGTACAAATTCAATCTTGCCGCTCCCTAAAAACGGTGAAATCACTCTGCCTTCTTGAGGGAGGTAGTCGATGATGTGTTTTAATGCCTTGCTTTTTCCTCCTACATAAGGAAAAAGGGTCCTGACGATTGGTTGTCTTTTCATCTCAGACAAACGCAAGGTTGCTTTGCGGTGGGTAATTGACATTCAAAGATGCAACCTGATCCACGCCGTGCCACCCCTCACGGAATCGCATTGGTCGGACGTTGACTTTTCTACCGTCTGCCAACAAAAAGGCAATATTCATTGTCCACATCTCCGTTTTTGTATCAAAAATGAACACCATGATTGCGTTGTCGATGCCCCCCGTCTCCTCGATCATCCGCCTATGATAAAACTTCAACACAGCCTCCGCCACTTTTATTTGGTAGTCGCTGTTCACCCTGAACTTCTTAAGATTGATTTGCATTTTCACCTCTAAATATAAACTTGGTTGTCCAGAAATCAGGAGATTTTCTGCTTTTGGCGATTTGCCAGTATTCATTTTCACTTATTTTTCTCATGCCCCGATGATGCAAGCTGTGCAATCCCCATCCCTCTTTAAACATGATGCCGCCGTTGCGAGCTTCTTCTTTGAAGTTTGCAACCCTCTCAAAAGGGTCACTGCCCTTTCTCGTGACGATTGTTACTTCTTCTCCTGCTTTGATTCTGGCTTCAACTTCGTTTATAAAAGCTGTCATCATTTTTGGTGTAAGTTTGATATTTTCCATTTGCTTGACCTTTCGTTTGTTTTTCTCCCCCTCATGACCTTACATTACCACCCCTATTCTGCACTGTCAACAACTTTTTTGAAGATTATTCATTTTTTTTGTGAAGTCTGGTTCAACGTAGCAATAGTCAACGTCCTTTACCCACCTCACCACTATTGTCCCCACCACCTCACCTTGCCACATCACATCGACTGATGAATTTTTGTCTTCAGAAGAAAACCCAGCCGCATCTATCTCTAAAATCAACCAATCCTTCTGCTGTATGCCCGCATTAACTTCTTTGATTTTTTTCTGGAGGTCTTCAAACCTCTTCAAAACTTCTTCTCTCTGACCTAACATGACCTATATCCTCCCCCATATTCTGTCTTTTCTAAAAGTTCAGATTGAAAATCAAGACTTAAAACAGAAAAATAAAAGGTTCCATCTTTTTTAAAGGCAAAGCACGCTATCTTCCTCCTCCCCTTCGTCACATTCACCTCCTTCATTCCATCCCCCTCCCTCTTATTCCCCTCAAAGCCAAAACTTTCAACCGTTTGTAAAACCTCGTCATCTTCAAAATACAACCCCCTCATCACTTTTTCCAAACGCTTGAAATCTCTGTAAATCTTCAACATCACACTTCTCCTCCAACCCAAGTCATAACTCGCTTGATTACTGGCTCCCGCCAGTTCAAAATGCCTATACCTGGTACAACGCAGGGTGTTTTCACTCTGCTATCCCACGAATCCAACCAGACCCCATCAACTACCGTCACCCAATGCTTTCTCAAATACAAAACGTGTACACCTTTTTGCAATTTCGGATCACAAACGGTGGTCTTTCCCGTCTTGACGAATTTCCCACCACTCCACAACTGCAGAAAATGCAACCCCACCTTGTCGCTGAGACCATCCCTCACTAAAGTTTTTGCATCTTTTTTCCACGAGTCCAACTCTTTACAATGCTTTTCGGTCTGCCTCCGTATCGGATAAGGATTTTTACAATATTTCTTCAACTCATTATACCCCTCTTTGTAATTCTTCCCCGTGGCAATGCACAACGCCCTCAAAACGCAATCGCCGACGCCTTTCGCCTTGAAATATTCCGACCGCCCGCCGTCGTTGTAATAAAAAGGGACAATCTCGTCGAGATACGCCTTCAACTCATCTTTACTTTCAAATTCCTGTACCATTATTACCTGACCTTTCTGTTTTTGTTTCCCCCTCAACGCCATGACGATACCGCCCGCATTTTACTTTGTCAATTCTTTTTTTGAATAAAATGCATTTTTTATGATGGGAGGTATGAGGGTTGCGAAAAACGAATTGGTCAGAAAAAGCAAAACGCAACCCTCCGCTCACAAATTAGCACACCCCAGCCACCCTTGTCAATAAAAATTATACATCGGAAAAGGTTGGTGTTCCTCCCACCACCCTCGTCATATCATAAAAAGTGCCGTCTGCCTTTTTCTTCCTGACCACCAGCCCCGTCACCGACACCACCTTATCCCGCCGCGTTGCCACCGCCGCCGTCCTCGCCACAACCTCAGATTGTAAGTTTGTTGTGAGGGTGTTGTCTGCCGCTATACGTGCCGATGTTTCCGCATCAACACGACTATTCAAGGTTGCATCTTCACTCTGCCTCGCCGTTGTTTCAGCCAATATTTTCGGATCAACGATCGCGTCTATTTTGCCGTCCAGCCCCTCTACTTGAGAATGGTGTATTTTCTGACCTGAAGGTACTGTCCCCGTCCCCCCTGTACCCACTCCCACGATTCTCTCTTTGCTCATTTTTTTACTCCTGATCGATGAACATCTGATCGGTCAACTGTCTGTTGTCTTCAACATCTTGTTTTTTTGCAACCGCCGATGCCAAAACAGCCTCCACCACCGCCGCCGCTATCGCAGCTATATCCACCGTCGCCGCCTCACCTCCTGCCCCCTTATAACCCGCCTTGGTTGTATCGGGTGCCGCCAACAGACCTGCCTTCACCGCATCTTCAATCTGAGTAGTCGACAAAGACAACTTATAGGTGTTCTTTACCGTATCCGACAATTCATCCATCGCCTTCTTCACCGCGTCCTCAATATAAGTTGTCGTCAAATCCAACTTATAACCCGCCTTGGTTGTATTCGGAGCCGATAAGAGACCTGCCTGCACCGCCGCCTCCGTCTCAGCCGTCGTCAATCCCGCAGTTTTTGTGTCGATTTTGTGTTGTGAAGGCATGTCCAGCCTATCATAAATCTTAATCGAATCATTCGCCGCCAGACCCTGCCGATTGGCATTAACGTGGATTGTTACATCTCCAGATTGTACACTTGCCGCCTGTATCAAATAGGTCTCGCGACGGTTGTCTTTTTCAACCAAGATTGACCTGTTATGGAATGTGTCAGCCACCTCACCCGTCTTTGCCGCAAAGGTAAGCAGGTTGCCATTCACACTTTTAAGTTGTCTTTCTTCATACAAGACCTCTCCACCGCCCCCACCACCGCCGCCGCCAGAAGTCAACTCCGCCTTTGTTGTGGTTAGCCCGCCGACCTGCACCAAATTCACCGCCTGCAGATTCGTCCTCGTCACCACATCACCCCGCCTCTCCACGCGTGGATTCGCATTGAGTTTATACACACCAGCGGTTGCATTTGGTGTTCCCGTCACAGCAACGGTTATGCTTCTCACGTTTGCATTTCCGAAGAAAAAATCCCTATAAACTGGCTTCAAGGGATCGTAATTGAACGCTTCAAAAGAAAACACCCCCGCAGACTCCGCACCCAAAGCCTCAGATGCAACTTCTGTGGGAGAATGTCCCTCACCTTCACCATAAAGTTTGATTATTGCATTTGAAAGCGTGGCTTCTGGGATGGTTTGGGTGAGTGAAGGAAACCAGAATCCGTCAACATAATCCGACTTTTTGAACCAGATTTTGATTTCTATAGAACCCGACGAATCTGCCGTTATTAAATCACCCGTCTTTGTCCCCTTCAAAATCCTATAGCCGTCCAAAATATCACCATCTGCGGTTGCATCTGGCACTGCCGAGCCGCCTATCACGTTTATATCACCACCCGTAGACACCTTATGGTGTGACGTCACCGACGCCGTTCTCGAGACAAGAGAGAAGATGAAGTCAATTTCACTCTTAAGTTGTGCTACCCCCGCCTCAATCGTGGCAATCCGCTCTGATTGCGTCAACGTAATTTCTTGTGAATTTCCGCTTGTCACCAAATCAACAGATTTTACAGACGTCACACCTTCGTTTGTGTATGAAAAGTGTATCTGTGGTCTACTCGCCCATTCCGATCGCTTTGTTCTAAAATAAATGGGGTGTTCTGACGTTGATTGACTCGCGTCTTTTCTAAAGCCCGCTATCACCCCCGCAAACAACCGCCCCACCGTACTCCCAAGATTTCTGGCATTTACCAACGTATCCGACACGTCCACCTCGTCCACACCATAAAACTTAAGAATGAGGTCGGTATTGCTGGCTATCACTATCCCCGTGTTTATTGGTGAATGTGCCGATGCATCAACGCCGCCAGAAGATGGAAGAGGTCTGCCCCCCTCTTCATAAACCCCCTCAGTCCGCACATTGATGTTTAAGCTTCTGGTTGCAGAATTGACCTTCAGGACGACCTCCGTCACTGATAAATATATCACCGACAACGCTCCAGGGTCTAAAATGACCTTACGCGTTCCAAAGAATAAAATATCTCCCGCCTCAACCGTCACTGGTATGACGGTATTAACCCCATCGTAAGCATCCATAAATGTTGAGATTAACCCTTCATAAGCATCATTCGCCGATGCAACAAACTGCCTCGCCCTCACAACTCCTTGGTTTTGCTCCACGATGAAGCCGTCATCAATCAAAACTTGAACATCTTCAATCTTGCCATTTTGCAACGCCTTCACCCCCGTCACAATTGATTTTCCCCACTTCAAAAAACCTATCTTGAAATCTGAATAAGTCACCGCAACATTATGCCCCGTGAATTCAGCAATTAACACCCTTTGAGTTGTAATCGTCCCATCGCTCGCCGTTGACACATCAAATTGTTCTTCATTTGTTGACCTATGCACCACCACCTTCACACCAACAATACCATTCAAGGTTGTATCAATCACTTTTGCATCGTACGATGCAAAAAAGCGATTGTATTGGTCTACCTCACTCAAAGCCGTATCATAGTGGTACCTCCCTCTGAAATTGGCAGGCAAGGCATGACCGTCAAAACTGCAATCAATATAATTGTTTCCTCCTTGACCACCAGCGGGAAAATTGAAATCTCGGACATCGGTTGTCATACGTATAAAATCTATCTCCGAAGTTGCATTTTTTGAACCTGCCCCACCAATGTTACCTAAAGAACTTATACCCCTCAACGTCAAATCCTCAAACGTGCCTTTGGTGTTGTTTTCCGTCCCCAATGCAAGTTGAAAGGCACCGCTCTCACTTTTATTTTCAAGCGACAACCCCTTGATGGTCGCCGCGTTCGGATTAAGCCTAAAACTTACGGTTGCATTTCCGAGTTGAATGAATGAAGCCCCGTCCATCTTTATAGTCGCACCCACCCTCTCATTTCTGACAAACTTCACCAAATCCTGATTACTCGCCAAACCGCTTGCCAGACTAGTAAAAGTTGAAAAGGAAAGGTCTACATCTTGCCCTGACACCCCATCAAAACCCGCAGATGTATAAGAATCCCCCTCATATCTTATCGTGCAATAGGTTGCATGAATTTTGTTTGCTCTCGCAGTCCTGTTCCTTGCCCCAAAACCACCAGAACCGACGAACCGTAAATTCAACCTATGGAGTGTAATTTTCCCCCTCCAATCCGACGCATTGCGTAAAACCTTACCAGTCGTCAAAACACCGTCAGCATATACCCAGTGAGGTTGAAGTGCAGGAGTCGCCGCTATATAGGCAAGCAACGCCGCCGTGTCGTTATCATCTGTGTCATCGTAATGTATATCAAAAGTTGTGGAGTCGTGTGTAAAAGCCATCTTACTCTACTTCAACGAGTTTTTCTGCCTCTTCAAAACAATCCGACGCCCTATTCAACCAGCCGTTGAGGTACTTATGGTTGTTTCTCTTCTCCGCTATATCTTCATAAAACTTCACCCGCATCTCGTAAAACTCTTTCAAGACGGTTTCCACCTCGATCATTTGTGCCGCCGCGATCGTCTTGTCGCCTATCTTCCCGTCCACATCCGCATCAACCACACGTTGCAAAATCTCCCCCGCCTGACCATTGCCAAGATTTACTGACGTATCAAAGAGGAAGAAGCCCACCGCATGAGGCATCTTGTGACAATTATTACCCAGCCAATACTTTTCCAAATATATATCTTCTGCCTGTTTCCGAGTAAGCTTTTTAATATCAACTTCTGGGTGTGCCTTTTCTGATATGCCGTATTTGGTCTTGCCCCCCGCATCATCCTTATCATCAGTGAACCCGCCTTTTTTCCTATTACCCCCCTCTTTCTCCATCACAAACGCCAAAGCCTCTTCAAAATAAGTCATCAACTCAACCTTTCGTAGAAAAAATGGGTGCAGATATGGGATTTGAACCCATGACCTTCAGGATATGAGCCTGACGAGCTACCACTGCTCCAATCTGCAACATATGGTTGTGGGGATCGTTTAAAGCAATCCCCGAGAGGATTTGCCGTCACAAGCATAGGAATTTACGATCCCCACAAACCTCTTCTACCACTTTTTGGTGTACGTGTCAACTTATTTACTCACCCCCCGCCACTTTTCATACGTCCTCATGCCACCAAGCCCCAGCATCCCCGTCACCAACGCCATTAAAGCCCCGCTATCCAACTCCGTCAAGAAGAGATGCCGCCCATAAAACGCCGCAACATCAGTTGCGATTGGTCTGAAAATGTATGTATACGCTATCGACACGCCGCAAACCCAGCCTATGAATGGTCGCCACCCCGCCACGAAAACGCTACGATGTGCCGCCTCTTTTTCATTAACCTTTAACTGCCCCTTTATTTGAGTTTCAAACAACGCGATTAATTCACTTTCAAGTTGTTTTTTTCTCTCGTCTGCCTCATTCCCATTGCCCAAAAACTTACCCACAACTGTCATCACCCCTCTTACAAATACCTCGCCCAACATCTAACTTCTCCTAGTACAAAACACCAACTAAAAACAGACCAAAAGCACAACTCACAGTTGCTGTGAATAGTGTATAAAACAAATGTTCCTTCAAACTCATCGTCTACCTCCTCTCCAAAGCGAAAACAAATCAACCCCTAAATCCTTGACCTTTTTAAACCCTAGCGTGCAAGCCAGAACAGCCAAGCAAAATATAAACTCATTCATGTATGAAAATTGAGATATGAAGTCTATATCAATCTTGCCAAGTGAACGCATCACCGAGAAAATCATCACCGTCATCAAAACACTCGTTATCTCTACAAATATCAACCTTGAGATGAAACTTTGCTTTTCGGGTTTCACCTTCCTATCACCAACCCGCCTCATCGGATGTGAAGTGTTGCCGTTTCCCTTATTCGCAGGGTTCATAAAATAGGAAAAAACGCCCACCTGACTCGCCACAAGTTCAATCTCTAGGTGTATTAATCTTATCCACGTATCCCACAAAGGGTTGTTCATGAATTCATATATCATCCGAATTTTCTCCTATCTGCCTTGTCTAGTTGTAAAATATAATCCCTGAACACCTCATCCGCTACCGCTTTGGTTGCATTTCTCATGAACGCCTCGCGTGTTGCCGTCTCACTCCCAAAAAGCCCATTCCTAGCCTCAGACCAGTAAGCCGTCCGAACTGGATACCTCTGCCCGCCCTCTCTTCTCAAAATGTTCGTTGGTTTTTTGGGGTTTATAAACGCCCTCGCAGGATACTCAAGTTTCCCCGTGAACGGATTCTTTGCACGCAATCTGCCCCGCCCGCCCACACTCATCTTAAGCGTGAATTTTGTATCCTCAATTTTCACACTGTTCTCACCTATAAACAACGCTGGGTTGCCTCTTGCCGACGCCTTCAAGCGGATCGCCTTCACCCTTTTTTTTACAACTCTTGATGGAAGTTTCAGACGCTTTTTCATATCTTTTTCTGCCACCCGCCTTGCCTTCCTCAGCCCCCGACTAGCCGCCCGCCGCCTCAGTCTGTCAAGATGTTTTGGTGTGAAAAACGTCGACGGAAAACGCTGTGCAAAAGTTTGAGGTTTTGCCCCCAGCAACTCAGACTTACCACGCCGAGAAAACATGTTTTTGGTAGTGATTTTAATCTTGACCGAGTCCATTCTTTCACCTTTAAGTTGTAAGAAGGATCGCCGCCGCAAACTCAAAATCAGAAGTCACGTTTGCAATGTTCGCAAGTGAAATTGTCTGACCTGATGAAAGCCTTGCCATCGATATTGAGTTCGCCCCTAGGTTGACCAACCCAGTCGCCCCCGATGCCGTGTTGAAGCCAAAGCCCTCCGATGTGTAAAAGTCCACAATGCCACCTCCAGTTGAAGCCGCCTCGCTTGTGTTCCCCGTTGTCGAGTCCTCCTGCCACACCATCTTTTGATAAAAGCCAGAAGATTCTGAAGCACCGCCAACCGTCGGTGTGTCATCCAGAAGTGAATATTGCCCCATTTTCAAACCCGCCATATGTATACTCAAGGTTGCATTTGCTCTCTTCACATTCCTCACCACAACGCCTTGTTTCACATAAAATGATGAAAACACAACCGCCTTCATCTTGGTATTTGCACTTGAAAATGTAGGTGCAGTGTATAAAACTCTATTCGTCGGATTGCTTATCTTGTCCACATGGTACACACCTAAAGATTGTATCGTGAGAAGGTCATCAAGACGCCTTATCTTCTCCTCATTCACCGTCTGACTGCCCAAAACAAGCCCGCCCGCCGCCATCGTTCCCCAAGGAATTGTAGGTGAACCCAAGTTAGCCGCTCCGCTTGCGACGTTGCCGCTTATATCTCTTGGATACAAATCACCACTTAAAGCTGTAAAATACTGATCCGCTCCATCAGCAGGAAAAACGCTATTCGGTGTTACTTTTCTCAGTGCATTATTGCCCATCAAAGTTGCCTTTCTGAAAATTGCGACGACGTCATATTCGCCCCGTCCACCCATACCGTCGTCATGACGTCATGAAAAACATCGTATCTTGTACTCTGTAAATACCACTCAGCCTTGTAAAAGTCAAGTGGAGGATTCGCGAGGTCTTGCACAACCAAGGGTAGTCCTGCCACACCGCCGTTCACCAAAACCCCCTCAAAAAACGCAAACCATTCAGCCGCCTGAACCTGTGGCACCGTCATCACTCTATCTATACGTGTATTTGATTGAAATTGCACATCGTAGCCAACATGCTTTTTCCACAACCCTCTCTCATCTCTCGCAAAAACCCCACTCACCGCATTTCTAAAATGCAACACCCCATCCCCACCTTGCCAGTCCACTAAATAGCAGACTGGCAATCGTTCTCCCGCGTTATCCACCACCTCACTCCCATTCGTAATCTTTACCATCTTAAGTTGCATACCCAAAGTCCCCGCATCCAAATCAGAAACTATCTGCCTCTGAAAGTTTCTTGTCACAAGATTACCTTGGTTTTTCCCGTAAAAGTGGAAGGAAAAGTCAATTGGTGATCTCACCTCAATACGCCTTGCCGCCCGCCGCGTGAACATCTTTGCAACTTCTGATAGTGATTCCACTCTCACCCCGCCTATATCAAGCTTCTTTTCGCCGTATTCCAAAACGCTCTGAGGATCAAATACCGCCATTCTCGTATCGCCTATCCCCCTCAGCCAGATTGAATTACAGACCTTTGCACTCTCAATCTCTTTCACCGATAAATAGTCCACCTCTACCCTTCTTCCCGCGTCGGTTGTAAGTGTGTTGCTATGTGAGATATTTGGTAAATCAACGCCATAATAACCCCTCCCGTTTATCATGCTTTGCAACTGCAGGTAGCCGCCTATCGTTTGTGGTGAAGGATGCATATCAAGTGATTCGTTGCCGCCGTCAAAATCACTATTAGGGAATTGATACCCCATCGCCCCCTTTGCAAAGCCATCTCTATACTCCGCATTGCTACCCCAAGTTGTATCAAGTGGTCGGTTCCAGTAATGAGAAAGAACGTTTTTTATCACAATCTCATCATAATCCCTCTTCTCTATCACCTCATTTGCCCGCCCAAACATAAGAACCGTTCTACCGTTGCCCGTTCCCTTGCTCAAAATAAAGTTTGCCCCGTAATAATCCAAAACCACCACCCTCTTTTTCACACGTAAAACCCACCTTTCCAAAGCCGACTCACCCGCTTTGTATATGAAACTATCGTATTTGCCAGTCCGACAAGGTGTGGTGTTGGTCAAGCTTAAGACGTCTGCCCAGTCTATATCATGTGAATTTCCGACGTATTTCACGTCAAAATCATCGCCAAAACGGTTGAAGGTACTGTTTGAACCCAGTTTGCCAAAGTACAACGATAAGTTGTCTAGTACGCTCATACCGTTATCCCAAAGTTTGCAGTGACAACCCACACGCGACTTTCCACCCCCTCATCCAAAATCGGATCATAAGGGTTGTTCATGCTCTGCACTATCAAATCCCCCAAAGGCACCGCCTGAAAAGTCCCACGCAACACCGCCGCGAGACCATAATCAGCCTCACCCTGAGACCACCCGCCCGCGTGCGTGCCTCCAACTAAATTGCACGTTATTGGTGCATTAGATGAAAACATGGTCGTAAACGCCGTCACATCCAAATCATTCGCACCCTGCAACGACAAGTTGAATTCATGATACGGTGGTGTTCTCACGTAATAAGGTAAGCCGTTGTACATCACCCCATCTTGCTTACTGCCACGCTTTATCGGAAATTGCACAACTGGTTGGTGTGGTGTGGTGTAGTCCAAATTATACAACCCACCCGATACATTTCTCACAAAATGATAACTCATGTGATCAAATCCTTTTCCTCTGTGTCTTCTGCCAATTTACCTCTAAGATACCTTACCATTCCCTCCTCATCCTCAACCCCTATTAGCACCCGCAACACCCCACCGCCGCCGCCCCTCTCAAGCTTATCCGACAACCTATTAATCAACTTGTGCGTGTCTCCCCTCGAAAACACCGTCTCGCCGTCCTGAAGTGTTGCCGTGACCTCACCTCCCGTTTTTGCCGCCCTTACCGTCCCGCCCTCATGAAACTTTGGCGATTCCGACGAGAGAATATCATGTATTGTCCGCAAAGGCTCGACAACCGCCGCCACCTTTGCCAAAGTAGCAAACAAGCCGAATATTCCACCTGTTGCCGCCCCCTGTGCCACAAACAACGCAGGCACCGCCTTTATCAAAGTTGCAACCTGATGTAGTAATGCAGATCGGAATACACGTGCCGCACCCGTCGCCGCGTCGGACGCCGCCTTGATTTTGAAATCACGCAAAGCCTCTTCAGCCCTCTTCTCCTCCTCGATACGCTTCTGTCTCAGGTCTGCAAGCCTTTTGCCAAAATCAACCGCACGTTGAAAAAGCGTTGCATTGTGTTCCTTCACCTCTTCTTCTTCTTTTTCTCGCCTCTCCCTCTCCGCATCATCAGCCTCTTGCCTGATTTCCTTCAGTTTTTCCCTATATTCGACTTCAGCCTCTGTTTTGGATTCGTTTGCCGCACGGAACGCCGCCGTGCTGTTCGGATCGGACAGCCCCGCACTCCCGTCAATTTGCAACTCGCCCGATGGTTGTGGTGTTTCTCTATTCACAGGTTGCACCCCGCCCGATCCCGACGCCGCCCCCGCCTCCTCCTCTTCAACTTCTGGTTGTTGTGAACCTCTAAACGCCGCAAGCTGTTCTTCTGGCGTCAACCGCCCGCCGCCGCGAGGGTCAACAACACCCTTGCTCTCTTTTGTTGCAACTTTAAAGCGAGAAATCAAGTGTTCAATCGCACCATTTATCGTGTCAAACTCCGTTATCAAAAGCGACGCCCCCAGCGTTGCACTGCCCCAAAACGCCGACGCCGCTACTCTGCCCGTCCTAAATGCAACCGCTAATAGGTTAACCGCCGCCGTCACCGCAACAATACCCCTTGCCCCCAGTGCCAAGGTAAGGAAAACACCTAAAAACTTAATAAGGTCAAGCGTGATTTCAGTCACCCTTCTTATCGCCCCCTCATTCTCTTTCCAAGATTGTAGCATATCTTTCAACCTTAAGAGGAAAGGCACCAAAGCCTCCGACGCTACATCACCCACTATCTCCAAAATATCACCAAACTCATTCTTCACACGTTGTACAACTGCAAGTGGTGTTTTTGCCAGCTTCTCACTCACACGACCATACCTATCCTCTATTTTTTTGAGGATGATGCTTTGTGCCTCAAATGTGCGATTGGTGTTCACCAGTTGCTTAATGAGGTCTTTCTGCTCCTCCGTGAACTCGATTCCGTTCGTCCGCAAAGTCGTAAGCCCCGCGATCGGAGCCTCCAAAGCCTGTGCCAAAAGCCGCGTTGTCCGAGTCAGCCCCTTGTCCAAAGCCGTCGCCATATCAATCGCCGCCTTTGTCGCCCTCTGTATCCCCTGAACCGTCAAAGACTTGACGGGTGCAATCAGTGATTGCAATGCAAGTGTGGTCTCATCACCAATATCCGTCACCCTTTGCAACGCCGCCGCCTGCTCTTTAAGGTAAGCTGTGTTCTTCTCAACCTCACGCCCTGAATTCTGCAACGCGTTTCTTAACTTTCTCTCTGCCCTTATCTGTTCATCAAACGCCTTTATTGCCACCCCCACCGCCGCCGACAACCCCACAAACACCGCAGTTGCAATGTTTGTGACTTTCTTCAAACTACTTACCAAAAAGTCATTCGCCTTGCCCGCCGCCTTTGTAGACCTCTGATAACCCCGCGAATCACCGTCCGTTATTATCTCTGTTTTTCTTTTTTCTGTCCTGCCGACCATATCAACCTCCACTTTTTGGTGTACGATTAAGCGGGTCGTCCATCTGGGTTAGTTGTTTTGGATCAAAATTACCACTCTTCTTCATCTCCTCAATACCAATCCCTGATTGCAAAACGTGTGCCTGATAAGCCGTCAAATTCACAATATCACATACACTCATCCCCGCCTGAATTAACACCAGAAACGCCTTGATTGCTTTTTGTTGTTCAATCTTACTCAGCACCTCCATATCCGTCACGGTTGTATTCGCCGCCGCAATCCCGTCACCTTTTTCGGGTCTTGCATAAAGAAGAATCGTATGTATTTTTCTCATCAAAGACGGTAAATCGCCCTTCACCCACATCCTAAAAAGTTCAAAAAGCGTACACCTCGGATACATACACACCCTCAAGATGTACACTAAACGCAGAAACTCGTAAGGAAACCAAGTCAACCTCTGGTAGTCTTTCAAGGTTGCAGGTCGGGTCCACTTATCCAAAACTATATCATAACGCCAAGCGTGAAAGATGTGGGTGTGGGGTTCATTGTATTTGTTCTTTTTTTTCATATCAAGGTCACCACCCTTGACGCAATTTTAAGCACCGCCGACAACTGCAGGTTGCCAGAACCTACATTACCCAAATTATCCGCAAAATCTAAACTCTCACTCACCCACTCAACTTCTCGCCGCGTTTTTTTGATAATAATAGGTAAAAGCCCATCTATCTCATCACGGAAATCACACCAACTTTCAACCGTTATATCGCCCGAGACATTCCAAAAAAACAAAACTTGAAAATGCCGATACACCTCAACTTCCTTCCCAAAATCTGAACCGCCGACAACTTCAACCCCTGTCTCAATTTTGGGGATGATATGAACACGCTTTTTACCGTCCCTATCCACATCCTCATCAAGCCACGGAGTCGGATCGGGTGCAACCGTCGGTTGCTCGAAGCCCTTATCGGTTGCCCACGCCGAAACGATTGATTTCAGCTTATTCAAATCATGAGAAAATGCTGTTTTCATCTCAAGCCTCTTCCGTCAAAAAGATTGTCAGTTCTCCCATACCACCCTTTCTACCCCACTTTTCAGCCGCAACTATACGTTGCACCTTGAACCGCTTTGTGCCGTCGATCGTCAATCTCGCACCCGTCTTTATCGCCCCCTCAACCTCTTCTGGGATTGTGATGGTGTGCTGTGAATTGGTCACGCCGTCATCACTCTCTCTCACATACGTGTACACACACCTATAGGTTGTGTCGTCGCCGTCAACCTTGAGAGCGTTTGTTATTGACGGATGATAAAACTTTTTCGTTGAAAAAACCACATGCCGACTCCACCTTAATCTGTCATGTTGACAAGCATGTGTTGATGTGTGTAGCCCCCGATAAGGCCACTCTTACGTACATCAACTTCCAATTCAGTCTCTGTGAACGCCCTCGCCTCAAAGCCAGGCATACCCATTGGCTTCAATTTCACAGTTGGAAATAGAACAGTCCGACTCGAACCACCTTCTGGTGTATCTCCCACCAACATGAGTGACACGAATGGTCTTTTTCCTATAATACCGCCATTCGGAATTCGCAAAACGGAATGACCTTGCCCACTCTCGTACATATCAACAAAGTAGCCCACCGTTTCTCCCTGACCACCCTGTGAAAACTTACCTATATCCGTATTTTTTTCTTGAGTTGAATAAGCACTGATATGAAAATGGGTCAAACCGTCAACTCGTAAGCTATGAGAAGTAGTTGTCAAATTCAAGTTTGTTGTTTCATATACCAACTTGCGGTTGAGGAAACCAACATCAGGAACATTGCCGTTTGCAACCTCTTTGATATAACCACCATCCACCCGCCAAACCTTCACGGATGAAAATGTGTAATCAGTTGTGCCTTGCGTCATTTGCACGTAAAAAGAGATGTGACCTACGTCCGCAGGCACATCCCCCGCGTTGTTGCCTTCAAAAAACATGGCAGAACCACTTCTGGATGAAATCTGGGGTGTTTCTGGATCGGTTTTTATTAATTGTGAAGAAGGATAATGCAACCTAGGACCCGTTGCTCCTGTCGTATCAACTATCACCTTTCCACCCGACAACCGCCACAATTCGGGTGGCGTTTGGTTCACACTTAACGTCAAAGTTGATTTTCCCGCAGTTAACAAAGTCGCAATCACCTCACTACTGCCTGAAAACGCATCACTCTCTGTCCTCTCTTCAGCCAAATCACCCCGCAAAACACCTTCAATCAAACAAACCGTTGCATCATCGCCGCCAGATGGCGTGATAATTGCCCTATTAAAACCCGCAAACGTGGTTACGTTAGTCATTTTTATTTACCTTTCTTCGATTGGTTTGATTGGTCTGGTTGTGTTTTTCTGAGTCCCCTCTTGCGACGACGCACCCTCTCCGCATCAACATCAGCCTTCGTCTTTACCCTTTCCCCATCAACCCCCAGTTGAGTAAAATACCCCCTCACCTCAGCCACGCTATCATCAACGTCCACAACATAGTTGCCGTCCTCATCAACCGTCGCATCTTCAATAATCAACTCTTGGTTGACTAGTTTTTTTATAACCAACTGTGCCATCTTACGCACCCTTCAAGTTTGCTATTTGTGATTTCATCTCTTGGTTTTCTTTTGATATTTCCTCAACCTTCTTAACCAAAATCGCCACCTCATCTTGCGACAAACCGCCTACCTGAGGTTGCAATTGCACCTGAGGCACATGCACGGTTGTATCTTCACAACTGTCACGATCGGTGGTGATATGTTGAGAACCTACTGCCCACCTCTTCGCATCCTCTTCTGTCACCACCGTCCCCGCCTTAACCATCTCGCCGTCTGGCTTGAAAAAAGGCACTTTGGCATACATCTTCACACTTTCAACTGTTTTACTCATCATCACTTCCTTTCATCAAGCAATATTGTTACACTTCACCGCACCCGCCGCACCGTTATATGCCTCCCCCAAGTTCCAATAGGCATTTAAGGTTATTGAAATCGCATCCCTATCCGCATTCACGCCAAACGGATCAATCAATATATTAGCATTTTGCCAATAAAGCATAAACACATCCATGAGTTGCAAAATCAACAACTGTTCTGTCGCACCATTCTTAGGCATACCGTAAGCTGAAATAGCAACATAGTCATCATCGATTACGCCCGTTTTATCTGTAAATGTCAAACTCGAACCCTTCCAAAAAGCCGACCCATTAACAACCCTTTGCTCACTTTTCAAGTAGTCCGCAACCTTTTTACTGGTGATTACCCTCACTGAATAAGGATCAAATTGCAACCCAGTCTGACCTGCAAATGTCTGAGAAATGCCGTTGAAACCCGCCACATTCAAAGCCGCAGAAACCCCAAGGTTTGCCGCGGTTGAAGTGAAGTTAATCAATCCCCTTGGTTCCTCTCCAGACCCACTACCCGTCAAAATCACATCTTGCATCTCCGCAATGACGCCCTTCAAGAGCAAATCACGAATTATGCCCACAATGTTAGGTTGATAAATCTCAGTCAAATTGCTCAAAACCACCTTCGTCGTGAGCCTTTTGGGTTTAAAGGTGTTGCTATCTGTCCTAAAAAGTGTTTCTTCAGCATTCACCATTTCGCCCTTGTGCAAAATCTTATTTGAACTCACACGCACCGCAACCTGACGATAATCCCCGCCGCCCTTCTTCACCATCGTCGGTGAAAGCCCAAGTTGTTTGGCAAGGTGAGGGACAAAAAAGCGAGAAAACACCTTCGCTTTTTGAGTGTCAACCAACGACTTACCATCAGCATCACTTCCCGTGACTCTCACGTCAAAGTTGTGATTAGCACTTGACACAAAAAGACCTTTTTCAGCCTTATCGTCACGCTCTTCTTTACTTCCCGCAAACGCCATCAAAGACATAAAGGCATTGTCAGCCGCCCTCCCGCCTTCCCGCCCACCAGCAGAACGCAAATCAAAAGCATATTCGTTTTCCCCCTCAACAATACCCTTCAACTCTGGGTTGTCTGTAATGCCAAATCGCAACATCTGTGAGGCAAGTGACACATCAAACGCCGCTTCTGGTTGCTCCCCCGCCACCTTATCACCGACAACCACACGCCCAGCATTTTTCAAATCAAAGCCCTCTTTTTCAGGCTGTTTATCGATTTCTAATGAAGCTTTTTGCAATCTCATCATCTCTGAAGCTTCAATCGACGACGCCGAGATCGTGGGGTTCTTTTCCATTAGGGAAAAAACCCTGCCCACACTCTCATCAAAAGCCTTCCCTTCTGGCTTCACCCCCGCCAAAGCACACGCATTGCGTGCAATATCACCAGCAGAAAGCTTATCTTCCACCTTTGCAACCTCTGGTTGCTTTTCTTGTGCATCAAAGTTCACCTTGCCGACGCTCTGTTCCAACTTCTGGTTGATCGCTCCCGCCTCAAGCTTCGCATCAGGATTTTTTGCATCGTACGATGCAAAATCTTTACCCCCGTCTCCCATCTCTTTTTCACGCTTTACCAAAGCCTCAAAAGCCGCATTGCCGCCGCCGACGTCCATCGTCGCCTTAAACTGCCCGCCGTTCTCAAACTTCACGTTATGATTGCTCATTTCAAATTCCTTCCATCTTAGGTTGTAGGTTCAGGTTGTTTGTTTTCTTCAGCTTTTTCTAGTATTTTTGCACCAGTCAAAGCAGGAGTTGCAACCAAACTCAACTCCGTTAACGTCGATTTTTCATAGACAATTTCCCGCTTTTCCTTATCCCAATCAACGTCCTTAAATCTCACCCCCAAACCCACGGACAACCCCACCTCAGAACCCTTCTCCATCCTTGAATTTATCATATCTGCCAAGTCTTTATCGTAAACATCAATCAAGCCAATAAGCTTATGCCCTACAACCTCAGCCTTAATCACTTTTCCCTTTACGCCCTCAAAAAGAGTACTGTGATTAGTCAAGATAGGTACACCGCCCCCGTTCACCCTATCCAAATCCATCCCACTCAACCGCACACGCCGCCCATCGACTGACCCAGTCGCGTCTTGTGCAAAAATAGCAGTGTACATCATTTTTTTTGTTCCCAAATTCAACTCGTGATTGCACCTTGTCACTCTTCTTCTTCATTGTCAACTACTTTTTCTTCTTTTTTGCTCTCACCCTCAAGACGCGTCTGCTCCCTCTCCCAGTCAAAGCCCATCTTGTTTGCTATCGTCTCACGGGAAATTATGCCATCTTTCAACAGCAACAAATAAGCCTCCGCTGTCTTTTTTGGATCAACCGATTCCCATCCACGCGTATCAAATTTGGGTTTGCTCACCGCCGTCAAGATCGCATCGGTGATATTCACCCCCGCCGCCGCCGCCTCTTTTGAACCCTGCATATGCCACCAGAAGTTGAACAGTGGTCGGAGGTATTCATCTTGCCACCACCGCCCCATTTTCACATACATATCCCGCTCAAGCAAAAACGCCCCCCGACTTGACGCAAAGTTTGCCTTGGAAAAATCATGCACCAACGTCTCATAAGCCACCCCCAACGCCGCCGATACCGTCATCATCATCTGGTGACGCATTGCAACCACAGATTGATTAGGCATTTTTGAGTCCATCTGATGAAAAATCGCACCACCCTCATCCATTAGTTCCTTGTCAAAAATCTTGATATTGCCCGCGTCAAGCTTTGCCGTTGACACCCCACTCTTTGCCGCCTCAGAAGTACCGCCCACCAGAATCCCCTGAAGTTTTGCCGCTAAAGCCGTTATCTTCAAAAAATCATTGTCCAAGCGATCCAACCTTGCGATGTATTCAAGCACGGGTGCAATCGCTGGCAGTCCTCTTTCACGTAATGGAATCGGATTGTGACGGATGAAAATGCAATCTTGAATTGCAATCCGATTGTATCCGACCTCCTTTTTTAAATACACCGCATCAATATTGCCGTATTTGTCTCTGCCTACACCATAGGCATGTTCCGAGTCCCATCCGTCCATTTTTGAAGAGCCAATAAACTCCGCAGGAACGTATTGCACGCCCATCTTGCCGTCTTTTTTTTTGTAAGGCAGCACCACCGCATCCCCGCCTATCATCACCCCCGCTATCAACATCTGGTCAAAACTCTCTGCCGTTACCGTCGACGAAAAATTACTTTTATCCGCACGCCACTTCTCCCAAAGCATCTTAATCTTGTCAAGACCTTCCTTGTCTTTTTCGCTTTTACTTTCACATATAAATGACACCGATGGTGAAGGTGAAGTGATATTGTTTTGAATTGCATTCACATATGAAGCTACGATAGGTGACTTCGCCGCAATTTCACGACAGCAAGATATGAGTGTATAGGCATCTTCATGGTGATCATAAGCCGCCATTTTTGCATTGCCAAAAACCCCGCCTGACAAAAAACCGCCCAATCTCTCCATAAAGCCTTTTTTATCAAGATAGCTTGGTGCATCACCAGAAAAAGATATATGCCTTGCCGTCAACCTTGTTGCCGCCACCGCCGTTGTCTCCACCACCTTGTCTTTTTTACTTCCAAATCCCAGCATCACGGTAATTCAACTATAAACGGTCTGGTTTTATTGAAGTTACCCGCGACGCGATGCCGTTCATTTGCCGCCGCACTCCGCAATTCTCCTATCGTTTCTTTCAAATCAGCAGGAGTGTAATTTGAGAATGAACGCCCGCCCAGCGATCCCGATACCTGCCCGCCACTCAACAAAACATCATAAGCACTCAAAGCCTCTTTAAACTTTTTCTCCAACGGAGTTTCACCTGTGAAAGCGTTCATGATGTATACCTCAACAAAAGCCGCTATCGCCTGAGAACCATCATATTCATATTCGCACTGCAATCTCACCTGTTTTTCCACTTTGTGGTTTTCATCACCACCCAAAGCATTGACCTCCAAAACACTCAACATCACCCCCGAATCAACCTCGGTTCCCATATCGGAAAAACCTTCACTCTGCACACGGTTGAGTTTTTTGCCGCAAACCAACTCGTTGTCGTTTGGGATTAGCCCACTTCTCCCGTACAAAAAAAATAAGTCTACATCACTTTCAAATATCATTTCCGTTCCTCACGAATTCATTCACCGCCATCATCAACCACTTCTCCGTTTTTGTCAACCTCTAAAAATCTCTCATCCCCACGATATACTTTTTTCAGAACCGCCTTAATGTTTTCCCCACTTATATTACCCCCCAAAAGTTGATAAATCACATTTGCCGCCGCATAATTGTAAACCATTAAATCAACAGGTTCATTCCTTATTTTACTATCAGGATGCACCCACCTCACACTCACCTTGCCATTCCGACTCCTCACAATATCTTGAATTTCTGAGGTCAGAAGGTTCGTGAAAAAAACATCATCATAGCCCCCACCTTTTGCATATTGCCAATTCCCTGTTTTTTTCTCAGACGCCGCCAATTCACGGAAAAGGTATGACTTCAGAAAGTTGGTATTTATCATGTAAGGTTTATTCTCCCAGTTTTTTCCGTACGAACGCCGCCACGAGTTGAATGAGAAAGGTGAACATGTCTGTGCATCTTGCCTTTCCAAGGAAACTCCCTTTATCGGAATAAACAAACTGTTTTTATGATTATGACAAAACTTCATAATCTGCCGCGTGTAATGCCCACCACTATCCACCATCACCGCACATATTCCCAGCTTCTTACCGCCCACGGTTTCGTAAGGATGATTCCAGACCATTTTCTTAAACGCCAACCAAAGTTGCGGATCAGAAGGAGTGGCAGGAGAGCCATAAGAATTAGGCATCGCAATTTTGCCGTATTGCACGCCCCACCTTTTTTGCAAATCCCAAGACCACCCCACCACCTCAAACTCAATCCTTTGGTCTTGAGTATCTATAGCACACGTCAAAAAGTCAACTTCCAAAGGTAATGATTTACCCGTAAAACCCTTACGCAAAGATGACGGGTCAAAGCCCTCTCCCATGATTGGTTTCACCGCCACATTCTGGGTCATTCTGTTGTTGAAGAAGGCTTGTAAGCCGCCGTCATCTGCATTTTCCTCAAACAAAGCCACCGCGATTTTATGCTCAGCAATCAACTCATCAAGCGTTATGAAGGGTGATGCAAACGCGTTGCATCTGTGTCCAATGTGTAAACCTTCTATTGGTGAGGTTTTCGGATCGTGCAACCACTTCCCCGCCTTATTGCCTCTCTCTATCATGTTTTGTGTCAAAAGCTTATCACAGCACGGACACTTCAGCCGCCCCCCCGCGTTTGTTTCTCTGACCATCTCCCACTCAGGTGCAAAAAATGACCTGCAATTAACACACTTCAAGTTCCAAATAAAGCCGTAGCTTTTATAGTACTGTGCCAAAATCACAGAATGATCACCCTTCGGAGCCGAAGACTGCACAAGCTGACCGTTGATAAAGGTCTGTGTTCTGCCGTACAGGTCGTCAAGGTGCCGCGTTGCGTCTGGGTAGTGATCCACCTCATCCGCAAAAACCAACGCACGAGGACGTGATATGGTTGACGTTTTCGCCAAGACCGAAACAATATCAATCTCAGTGCCGTTCATAGTCACTTTTCTCTCGATGGTGTTGTCCTGTGCCTGCCTCCCCCGACCGCGATCAACCTCAACGCTTTGATAAAGCTGGGACCCTTCACCAAACGTTGCATTAATTGCGTTGGTCAAACGCCCTTTTGAGAAACCTCGTGCCAGCTTTTCATCTGGGAAAACAATCAAAATACCAGTCGGTTCTCTGTCAATATGGTAAAGTGTTTTGTTCAGAATGATTTCTGTTTTGAGGGTTTGTGTCGGTGCCACCAAAGTGAACCGCCGATACTTCCCAGAATTCAAAGCGTTCATCACCCCTTCTGAACAAGGGACAAGTGACGATGACCATTTTGAGAGAGCCGAATCAACATTGCTCATACGCCTAAATTGACTAGCCCACTCCGCCAACTTTATCCTCTTTTTAAACTTTGAAGCCTCCCAAACTTTTGCAAAGACGTCACCTACATCCGCATACCCACTCTCATCATTTCTCATTTTTTTCCTCCTCCCCCTCATCAGTGAAAATCAAGCTATCAGGATTTGTCAAGACGCCGTTCATTTTCTCACAAAGCAACTCAGCACTCCGCCGCAACTCCATCTCCGCCTTCTTTCTGTTCTTTGATGGGAAAAGATGCATGACATCTTTCACCAAAATATCAGGAAAATCACGCAACGGAGCGTTCATGTTCCGTTGAAAAATTGACAGCATTTGTTGAACACTCGCAACTGGGAGAACATTGCCTTCCGCTTGGTCAGCCACAACCTCAGCCTTTCTCGCATCAGCCGCCGTCTTCCGTATCTGCTCTTTTTTCAATCGCCGCTCGAGCTCGTTTATATCATCATCCATAAAAAAAGTCCTGACCACCGATTTGAAAATTAGCGAAAAAATGGGGTGTT